GCGCGCATGCAAACAGACGTTGTGTTCATGTATGGTCTGTCTAACGAGGCCTTCGGTCTGTACATGCTGTATTGCATCGCAGATGAAGATCAGACCTTGCTGACCGACGACTTCATCCAATCGCACCTCAGGATGCAGGGCGTCGATGTCGTGAAAACGCGGCAGAGCCTGGTCGATCTGGGGTTGATCGCGGTCGCCCAGGAGACCGCGGAATCGTTACCCGTAATCACCATCACCCAGCTCCAGATGCCAATGAAGCCAACGGTTGCGGCCTTGGTATCGCAGTCGAGATGCCCCTTGCCTCTGAACTGAACTGGACTGAACTGAACTCAACACCCCATCACGGAGGATCGCGATGAACCCGGCCGATATCGACAACGAGATCGTAGAAGATGATGTCCGAACGAAGTTTTCAATGGTGCCGTATTGCGTCTGCTCGATGAAAGGGATGACGCCATCCGCGTATTTGCTCTACGGCCTCTACAAAATGATCTGCGGGGAGTCTGGCGCCTGCTGGGCCAGCGATGCCACCTTGTCGCAGATCGCGGAGTCGTTGTCGGTCAGCACGATCGTCCGATCTCGAAAGAAGTTGTTGGCTTTGGGTCTCATTCGGTCCAGACGGATCGAAAAAAAATCAGGCGGCTTTTGCCTCAGAATCACTGTGGTCAACATTTGGCGGCACAACGAACAGCAAGAATCACCATTGAAAACCAAGGCACCAACCCCCCCACCGGCACTACGTCAAATTGACGTAGTGCCCAAACCACTAAGTCAAATTGACACAGTGCACGATGTCAATTTGACACAGTGCACTACGTCAAATTGCCATACAATAAAGAACACAGAGAACAATACCCCAAAGAAAAAGAACACACTGTCCCCTGGCGGGGACGCCGTGCGGGAGTTTCCTTCGTCTGGGGGTTTCATCGGAGAAGATCGGCCGCAAAAAAAGGACTACCCAGCACAGGCCGCAAAGAAGCTCTACGGGCGATTGGCCGCCAAACGGAAAATCATGCGGCCGCCGAACCTGGCGAAGTGGGCCGCCGAGTTCAGAGCGTTCCTCGCCTCCGGCCAAGTTCAGAGGCCACGGTTCCACGAGGTTCTGAAGTGGTACCTGATGAACATCGGCGAGCCGTTCGTGCCCCAGGCCTTCGGCGCCGCGGCCTTCGTTCAGAAGTTCATTCGAATTGAGGAGGCCATGAGTAGAATGTCCCGCCCCATTGATGAACGCTCGATGACGGTGGATCAGCAAATCGAGCTTGTGCACAAACGAGTGCGTTCAGAGCCCGTTGAGGTTTTTCAGAGGGCATCCTGGAAAGATCGATTGGCCAGAACCGCGGGTGAGGACAATGGGTAGAGGGGATCAGAGATCGTACGTCGTCTCGCTTCTGATCTCGCTCGCCGACAGTTTTGGTCGCAGGCTGGGTACGGCCGCCGCTGAACTGATGGCCGAGTCGGTGCCGGATGTCCCCCTGGCTGTTCTGAAAGACGCCGGGCGCCGGTATCTCAAAGAGCACGATCGGTTCATCCTCCGAAACTTTTTGCAGTTGGTCGATGAAGTGTGCGGGGATCGGGAGGTACCATCATCACCTTGCCCGGACACAGCCGCCGCCCTGGATCGGATACGCCGCGAGTTGGACATCCCTGAAGAGCAAGACGAAGCGGAAGGTGCGGCGGGATGAAGACGAAGAAGTACGAGGGCGCCGACACCCGTCGAGTGTTGGCTGCGATGGCCACGAACGACATCGTGTGTGCTCGCATTGCCGGGCAATGGGTAGACGAGGGGCTGTTTGGTGCGGCGTGGGCGGATCTGGTCGGCGCCCTGATCATCAAGCACTACCGCAAGTATCAGAAGGCGCCCGGCAATCGGATGGTCCGCCTGTATGAGCGGTGGGCCGACACAACGCAATCCGACGACAAGACGGTTGCGGCGATTGAGAAGTTCCTGTTCGACCTGTCGGACGCGTCGGATGAAATCGATCACGACAACCCCCAGTATCTGTTCGACCTCGCCGCTGACGTGTTCAACAAAGCACGTGTTGAGCGGGAGATAGAGCAAGCCAAAATCGACCTGGATCGAGGCCGCATAGCAGACGCTGCGGCGCGTATCGCTCTGCCACCTGTGAACCTTGGCACGGGTGCGTACGCCGATCTTGTCGATGACGTGTCGGTATGGGAGCAGGCCTTCAGCGCATCGCGTCAGAGGGCGCTTGTGCGATACCGGGGTGTGCTCGGTCGATTCATTGGCGATGCCTTCATGCGGGGCACGTTCCATGCGTTCATGGCGGGCGAGAAGGTTGGCAAGACGGCGTATCTCATCGACCTGCTGTACCGAGCTGCGAGGGCTGGCAACAACGTCGCTTTCTTTGACGCTGGTGATTCCATCGAAGAGGAGATCGTGGAGCGGTTAGCCTTGCGGGCTTCCGGTCTGCCGAAGCGATCGGGGATGTACACGATCCCGACGGAGTGGGTGGAGGGTGACGAGTTGCCGATTTTCCACGATGTCGAGTTGAAGCGCGTTGCGGCGATCGACGCCTACCGCACGTTTAGGCGAGTATGCCGCGGTCGAAACTCGGTGCGGCTTTCGTGTCATCCGAGCGGTACGCTGTCTGTTGCTGACATTGCAGGGCAGCTGAGTGCGTGGGCACGCGATGGTTGGCGGCCCGATGTGACTCTCGTGGACTACGCTGATATCCTCGCACCGCCGAAAGGTATTCGAGACAAGCTGGAGCAGATTGACGAGACGTGGCTCCAGCTCCGGCGGCTGTCCCAGAAGCTTCGCGTGCTTCTCGTCACGGCTACACAGGTGTCGGCGACTGCCTACGGCATGGATGGCCTGCTCAGTCAGAAACATTTTCAGGGGCGACGGACCAAGTTCGCGCACGTCAACGGGATGATCGGCATCAACGTGTCGTCAGACGAGAAGCGGCTTGGGATGGGCCGTCTGAATTGGGTTGTTCGTCGAGGCGCCAAATACAACGACAAGGATTTCGTCCGGTTCGCGGGGTCACGGGATCTGGAGTCGCCGATAATTTTCAGCCAGTAATGATTTTCAGAGCTGATTCGTAGTATGTGGTCTCACGACGGTGATTTTTCACTACTTCCTGGAAAAGGGGATATTCGATGGCCAAGTTGACGATCAGTCGATCGCGTGTGCTCGCAGTGATTAGCCACGCTGGGTGGAAAAGTGGGGACAAGTGGGACAACGATCGGCTGCTCTCAAAAATCAGCCAGCTCCCGGAGGTCCTGGACGACGCAAAGGCGACTCCAAAAGACCCACAAGTGGCGAAGGATATCGCTGCACTGCTGAAGCAGGTCGAAGCGGGTGGGGCGATCGAGGTTGTCGACGAGGAGCCTGAAACGGCACCGAAGTCGACGGCCAAAACGAAGGCAGCGCCTGCCAAGCCTGTGGCGAAAACCAAAACCAAGCCGACCGCAGATGATGAGGACGGCGGTGAAGAGGAAGACGAGAGTGGCGAAGATAGCGATGACGAGCCGGAGGAAGATGAGGACGAAGAGGATGATGACGTAGGCGACGAGGAAGAAGACGAAGATGAGGAGGATTCTGACGCTGATTCCGATGAAGAGGATGAGGATGAGGATGACTCCGATTCGGAAGACGAAGATGAGGATGAGGATAGCGACGAGGATGAAGACGAGGATGACGATGACAGCGAAGTCGATGCTTCTTCTGATGGTGCAGATGTTGAGCCTGCCGAGCCCCCCAAGGCCGAGAAGCCTGGCAAGGGCAAGGCGGTCAAAGCGGGGCGGCCCGGCGATAGCGACTGCCACGTAGCATCGCCAAGTAGCCAGGTAGGGGTCGCTGCGGCGGCGGCCCTTCCACTTTCAGTTGAGCAGACCAACCCGGAGCCGGGTGTCATTGAGATCGTGATCCGAGTTCGTACCTGCAACGCCGAGCCAACCTCGGCACCGATCGAGGTTCCAGAGTCGTTGCCCGCGCCGACTGCGGTGGCCAAAAAGGTACGGACAGTGCCTGTTGATGACGAAGGCAAGACATTGACAGGCGCTCCAGCGAAGAAGACCGCCGCGAAGAGCACGCGATGGCATCAAGCTGCACGCACCCTCAAGGCGGCCGGTATCGATGTGGAGATCACCGACAAGCTCGTCAATAAGGTGGACTCTGCCTACGGTCGTGCCAATCCGCGAGAATCCCGTGTCTGTCTCGTTGGTGCCCAGGCCGCGATCAAGTCGTATCTGGGTGGCGAGGTTGACGCGAGCTTGTCTTACTCGGTGGCTGGCGCCGTGGTGAAGAAGTATGGGCCGAACGCAAATGATGAGAAGGGCCACGTCCTTTTCGTCAAGCTGCTTGGCAAGCCATGCGAGACGGCGAGCCACTACCTGAAGAACGCTCTCTGGGTGATCGAGGCCTATCGGACTGCATAGGTCGCGAGCATTCAGAGGCATTCATCAGAAAGGACGTAGATGGCACCCGTTCGTGTTGGGCGTGAAGCACTGCTGAGAGTCCTTGAGTCGGTGAGCCCGGGCTTGTCTTCTCGCGAGATGATCGATCAGTCCTCGTGTTATGTGTTCACCGATGGCCAGGTCTTCACGTTCAATGACGAAGTCGCGTGCTGTCGCAAGTCGCCTCTGCTGATCGAGGGCGCCGTCAAGGCCAAGCCGCTGGTTGAGCTACTGTCCCAGCTCAAAGAAGATGATGTCCTGATTGAGCAAACTGACGGCGAGTTGCTCGTGCGGGGTAAGGGCCGCCGTAAGGCCGGTATCCGCATGGAAGAAAAGGTGCGGCTGGACATTGAGGTCCTGGAGACTCCAGAAAAGTGGCGTCGGGTGCCTCAGGAGTTTTCAGAGGCAATTGCCCTTGTCCATTCGTGCGCCAGTACGGATGCCGATCAGTTCACGCTCACGTGTGTCCACATCCACCCGCGGTACATCGAAGCGTGCGACCGGTTTCAGATCGCACGATATCCCCTGAAGACCGGTGTGGCGGAAGAGATTCTCGTGCGGGCTACGTCAATCAAGCGCATTTGCGGCTTCGACATGACCGAGGTGAGTGAGACCCCATCGTGGATTCATTTTCGGAATCCGGCGGGGCTGACCATCTCTTGCCGACGATACCTTGACGACTACCTGAGGCTAGACACCTTCATCACTGCCGAGGGCACGACACCGGTAGAGCTGCCGGGTGGGCTTGCGGAGGTGGTGGCAAAAGCGGAGATATTCTCGGGTGAGAACGCGGCGGGCAACTTGGTGCGCGTGGATCTCCGTTCGGATCGGATCGTCGTTACAGGTGAGGGTGCCAGTGGGTGGTTCAAGGAGATGAAGCGGGTGAGATTTGATGGCGAGCCGATCAGCTTTCTCATCTCGCCGAAGCTGCTGCTGGAGATCACCCGCAAGTCTGAACGATGCGGTATCTCAAATGAGAAGTTGTTTGTTGATGGGGGCTCGTTCGTCTATGCGACAAGCACTGTGATGGATGACGACGAAAAGGTGCAGTAGCATGGGGTTTTTCGAAGCAACTCGAACGGCATCGAAGGGCGCACCGCAATCGCTGCTGCCAAAGTGCGGGGCGTGTGGGTTCTATACGCGCTGCGAGTCTCCGAAGATCGGTGTGATGGGGGAAGGGCGACGGGGTGTGCTCATCATCTCGGATGAGATCACTTCTGAGGACGACGCCTGCGGGGATCACCTGACTGGTGACGCCGGTCGCTTGCTGCGGCGGTCTTTGGCTCTCATTGGTATCAACCTCGATCGAGATTGCTGGCGGACAAGCGCACTCATTTGCAACGCGTCTGATGACATCACGCCTAAGCATGTCTCGTACTGCCGACCAAATCTCACGAAGATCCTTGCCGATCTAAAGCCGCGGCTGATCATCCCCCTCGGCTCGCTGGCAGTGCTTTCTTTGTTGTCGCCTTTGTGGAAGGAGAACACGGGATCAATCGAGCAGTGGGCCGGGTGGAAGATTCCGCTCCAGCGGATGAATGCGTGGGTGTGTCCTACATATCACCCCGCGTATGTCGTAGACGCCAAGGATGATCGTGAAGGGGCTGTCGTGCAGCTTTGGTTTGATCGGCATCTGAAGGCTGCTTTTCAGTTGATAGGGCGCCCGTGGGAGGAGGTTCCCGACTACCAAAAGCAAATCCGCATTGTGATGGACCCCCGCGAGGTGGCGTCGCAGTTGAAGGACTGGGTGCGAGATGGCGGGGCGATGGCATTCGACTACGAGACCAATCGGCTACAGCCAGATCCGGCGGACGCTGAGATCGTGTGTGCGTCGGTCTGTTGGCGAGGACGGGACACGATTGCTTTTCCCTGGGTGGGGGAAGCTGTTGAGGCCATGGGTCGCTTTCTTCGATCGAAAGTGCCGAAGGTGGGTGCCAACAACAAGTTCGAAGAGCGATGGACGCGGCGAATCCTTGGCCACGGTGTTCGAAATTGGGTATGGGACACGATGGTCTCAGCTCATCATTTGGACTGTCGGCCCAACATCACCTCGGTGAAGTTCCAGGCGTTCGTCCGATTGGGGCAAGAGGAGTGGGGATGGGCGGTGGCTCCGTATCTGAAGTCCACTGATGAGAACGGGCTCAATAGGATTCGCGAAGTCGATACGCGAACGCTGCTTGTGTACTGTGGCGTGGACTCGTTGGTGGAATTTCACATCGCCGGGCAGCAGAAGAAAGAGATGCTGTGCCGATGATCTTCAAGCCTTCTTCACCCGCCGCGTATCGGTTGCTCATGGAGGGCTCGGCTGCCTTCGCAGACATCGAAGAGGCCGGTATCCGTGTCGACATGCGACACGTTGATCGCACCATGAGAGGTGCTGGCGAAAAAATCAAGCAGATCGAAGCTAGTCTACGTCGAGACGAGGTCTACAAAATATGGCGGCGTGTTTACGGGGAGAAGGCATCGCTTGGCAGTGGTGAGCAGTTGGCTCGGGTGATATTTGGCAATCTCGGTGTCGAGTGCAAAGAGCGAACGGCCACCGGCAAGCCGAAGACGGATGCGGAGGCGCTTGAAGGCATCGATCTCCCGTTCGTTCGCAAGTGGTCGATGCTGGAGAAGCTGAAGAAGGTCCGCAATACGTTCCTTCGTGGTACCCAGAGACTTGCGGTGCGGCGTGGGGACGATTGGTTCATTCATCCTTCATTCAATCTGCATTTGGTGTGGACGTATCGGTCCTGTGTTGCAAAAGGCACACTTGTAGAAGTGGTTCGCGACGTTCGGGAGTTCCCAAAAGGCATACCGATCGAAGACGTGAAGGCTGGTGATTTGGCTTACTGCTATGACGACAATTTGAATCTTACGGTGAAACGGGTGAAGTGGGCCGGAAAGACTGGGCACCGCCACGTCGTTCGGTTGCATTGGTCGGCTAGGGGCAAACACGGTCATCTAGATGTGACGCCGGAGCATTTGATCCGCTTATCCTCTGGCGAGTACGTCGAGGCTCGTCATCTTTCTGGGGATTTTCGTGCCGAGGGTGACAGCAAGCACGCCCCAAAAGTACGAACTCTTGCGATGGGTCGTGTAGGGAGCAGGATATTTCAAACGGGTGTTGCAAAAGATTTGTTGGATCACCAGCTTGTATATCGTTCTGTGGTTGGTGATATTCCTGTTGGGGCTGTGATTCACCATCGCGACGGGAATCATCTCAACAACGTTCCAGAAAATCTGGAGCTGATGGGTCGGGCGGACCATTCTCGACTGCATGTGCAACAAGGGGACTGCCTCACCGCCGAAGATATAAAAAGGGGGCTGGCTGCGTCCACCGCCAAACGGCTGATTTGTGGCCATTGGTCGTTGTTCGGACCAGAAAATCCGAAATGGATTCATTTTTCCAAATTCGGGCTTTTGCGAATGCTGTCAAAGGCTGGTGGAAAAGTTACGCGCATTTGCCATGATTTTAAGTGCATTCGTGACAAGGCGAAGCGTCTCGGCATCGATTTGAAAGTCGTTCGGGATCGGTATGACAAAAACGGTGTCTACATATCTCGCGGTCGGTTGTTGTCTGTGTTTGATGGGAGCATCTATTCAGTTTCTAGTGGGTTGCGTATCGGGCGGGACAAGGCGGATCGATTGCTTTTAGATCGCGGCTTTGTGGGCAATCTGAAGCGACCTGCCCGGCATCACTATGGCAGGGCAGGCAAACCGCATAATCACCGCATCACCAAAATCGAGTATCTGGAGAACGCTGTTGATGTGTACGACATCGAAGTCGAGGACCATCACAATTTCATCGCGAATGAGATATGTGTGCACAACTCATCCTCAGAGCCCAACTTCCAAAATCAACCGGTGCGAGACAAGCGACAAGCAAAACTGATACGCCGGGCGTACATCCCTCGTGACGGTCACGTGCTGGTCGAAACGGACTACGCGGCGCTTGAGTTCCGCGGGGCGGCCAACTTCTGGAAAGACCCGGCGATGGTCACCTACGCTTCTGACCCGAAGCTAGACATCCACCGCGACATGGCTGGCGAATGCTTTCTGTTGCCCGTGGACAACGTCAGCAAAGACTGCCGGGCCTTTGCCAAAAACCAATTCGTGTTCCCAGAGTTGTATGGCAGCTACTATGTCAGCATGGCTGCTGGGTTGTGGACTTCCATATCGCGGGCTGGGCTCAAGACGAAAGACGGTGTCGGCATCTACGAGCATCTCCGCACGAAGGGGATACGCACGGCGAAAGAGTTTGAGGGGCACATCAAGCGAGTTGAGCAGAAGTTCAATGAGCGGTTTGCTCATTGGTCTCGTGCGAAAGATCGTTGGTGGCAGAAGTATCTTGAGCGGGGCTGGTTTCCGCTGGCGACCGGTTTCGTATGCCCCGGCATCTTCAGCTACAACAACCTGATGAATACGCCCATTCAGGGCCCATCGTTTCACTGCCTGCTGTGGTCAGTGATCCAGGTCAACGCATGGCTCAAGAAAAACAAGATGCGGTCGAAGATCGTGGGGCAGATCCACGATTCAATTCTTGCGGATGTGTACGAACCAGAGCTTCAGGACTACCTCAACTACGTTCGGGAGGTGATGACGGTCAAGGTGCGAGAGCATTGGGACTGGATCATCACGCCGCTTGATGTCGAGGTGGATGTTTCCGACCGGAGTTGGTTTGACAAGTCGCCGTGGAAGGAAGAGAACGGTCTATGGGTTTCGGCATAAGGAGGGATGATGTCTGACACTGAACTGTATCGACGGTATCGACCCACGTCCTTCAAGGATGTGGTGGGCCAGGCGTCGGCGGTTAGCACGCTGTCGGACATGGGAAAGCGGGGCGCGATACCGCACGTGATCCTGCTGACAGGTCCGTCGGGTACTGGCAAAACGACGATTGCCCGCATCCTGCGTGTCAAGCTGAAGTGCTCTGATATCGATTTTCAGGAGATCAATGCAGCGGACTTCAGAGGCATCGATACGATTCGGACGATCCGACAGCAAATGGGCGCCGCGCCACTCATGGGCCAGTCGCGCGTGTGGTTACTCGACGAGGCACACAATCTTTCGGCAGATGCTCAGACGGCGATGCTGAAGATTCTTGAGGACACCCCACCGCACGTCTATTTCATTCTGGCGACGACTGATCCCCAGAAGCTGAAGAAAACGATCATCACACGATGCACCGAGATCAGATGCCAGGAGATATCAACAGCAGAGCTTGCGAAGCTGGTCACGACTGTGGCTACGGCTGAGGGAGTAACGCTGCCGAGTTCTGTGGTCTCCCGGCTGTCTGAAGTTGCTGATGGATCGGCCCGGAAGGCGCTGGTCTTGCTGCACGCTGTCATCGGCCTCACGGAGGAGGCTGAGCAGCTGGCGGCGATCGAGAAGGGCGACGTAAAAAGCCAAGCTATCGAGATTGCGAGAGCGCTGCTGAATCCCAATACGCGGTGGCCGAAGATGCGTGAAATCTTGAAAGGGGTCTCCGATGAACCCGAGACGATTCGGCATCTGATTCTCAGCTATTGCACCACCGTGTTGCTGAACGGCGACAACGCGAGAGCGGCTTTGATCCTGGAAGAATGTCGTGATCCGTATTACGACACCAAGAGGGCTGGTCTTGTGCTGAGTTGTTGGAACATCATCAAGGGCTTCATCAAGGGCTAAAAGACGATGCCGAAGGATCTTGATCTGTCGATCGACAAAACCGACCTCGCTACGGAGTGGGTCAATCAGCCGACCCTGTACTTCGAATGGGCGAAGTATGCGGCCGACTGCCAAGCTGATCTGGATCGTGCCAAGAGCCGCCTGGAGCTTGCCAAAGCAGAGGTCGAGAAGAGCATTCGCGACGCTCCCGGCGACTACGGAGTTGCCAAGGCCACCGAGAAGTCCGTAGAGGCGGCGGTGTTGACGCAACCTGAGTATCGGGCGGCGGTGAGAGCCGTAAACACGGCAAAGCATGACCTCGCGGTGGCCAACGCAGCCGTACAGGCACTGGAGCACCGCAAGCGATCCTTGACGCTGCTCGTTGAACTTTGGATTCGCGAGTATTACACAGCAGACGCATCACCGCGACCACGGAGCCCCGAGGCCGCCCAGTTCGATAAGAACGCGGTACGGGGCAGGGGTCGTCGCCGCGTGGAAACCAAGCGGGAACGCGCGGGCGAAGAGGACACTGACGATGAATGAGGTGATGATTCAGATTCGGTACGCTGTCGGATTCATCAGTTTGTTCTTTCTGTCGGCGTTCGTTGTGTACGTGTTGATGAAGGCGGGCACGTTTGGTGTGCTCATGGGCCACAAGAGATTTCTGGAATACCAGATCAGAAAGGAAGACGAAGAGCATGGCAAGTCGTGATCGACGAGAGAAGCGGGTGTCGACTGCACGGCGACGCGCTGAGCAGCATGTCGCCGGATTCGAGACCACTACCCTGAAAGTCCCGGATGGGCTGGGGTTCTATGATTTGTCGCCGGGCATTCACCGGCTGAGCATCATTCCGTTCAAGGCGGGTAAGGGCAACCCTTTCGCTGATCCGGGTGTGCTGCACTACGAGCGGACGTTCTACATCTACCGAAAGATCGGGATCGAAGAGAACAGCTACGTCTGTCCTTCGAAGACTTTCGGCAAGCCTGACCCGATCCAAGAGATCCGGCAGAAGATGGCGAAGGACCCGAAGGCTGATCCGGAAGAGGTCAAGGCGCTCAATCCGAAAGAGCGTCAGATTTTCTTGGTGTACGGTGGCAAGCGGAACGAAGAGGTGAAGCTGGCTCTCTTGGAGAACAGCTACCACACGTTTGGCAAGCTCCTCGACAGCCGAATCAAGAACAGCGATGAGGACCTGGGTTGGGATCTTTTCTACTTCCCTGACGAAGACGGGCTGACGCTCGAACTGACGGTGGAGGAAGACGGGAGTGGTGCCTACAAGTTCAACAAGGTCACCGCGATCGACTTCCTGCCACGCAAGAAGGCGCTTCCGGATGAAGTGGTCAATCACGGTTACTGCCTGGATGACTTCCTTGTCGAGGTGGGGTACGACCACCTGAAGAACATCTATATGGGTGTTCATAATGATGAGGAAGAGGGCGATGACGACGAGCCACCTGCTCGCTCGAAGACAAAAGCGAAAGCGAAACCTGCGGATGACGACGATGATGACGCCCCGCCGGTGAGATCAAAGCGAAAGGCAAAGCCCGCCGACGATGAGTGGGGTGACGATGACGATGACGACGCACCCCCGGCTCGATCGAAAACGAAGGCCAAGGCGAAGCCAGCAGTCGATGATGACGATGATGATGACGATGCTCCTCCTCCTGTTCGGTCGAAAAGCAAAGCGAAGCCAGCGGCGGACGAAGAAGAAGAAGACGATGACGATGACGATTCGCCTCCGGCCAAGCCCAAGCCGTCTTCGAAGAGCAAGGCACCCGCGTTTGCTCGGGGTGACGAGGTCATCTACAAGCGGAAGGTCTGCACCATTTCGAAGATCAGTCCTGACGGCACCTCGCTGACGCTTTTGGATGAGGACGGTGAGCAGATCCGTGCGGTTGATCCGGCAGATTGCAAGCCGACCACAACCGACGCGGCTGATGATGATGACGAAGATGCCCCTCCCCCAGCGAAGTCGAAGTCCAAATCGGCGACGAAGGCCAAGACCAAGCCCGCGGATGACGACGACGATGAGGAATGGGATGGCGATTGGCCCGACGAGGATTGATTGAGGTTGATTGGGTTGGAAGAAGAACGCACCGGCGGTCGTGGGTCGTAGAGCGCATCGCGACTCTTGGCGCCACTGACCGCCGGTGCCTTTCCTTGTGAGGTGAGTCGATGCCGAAAAAGGCCGTGGCGAAGAAAACCAATGCTCTGAAGAAGTCGCTGGTGGAGGGGGATAAGTGGGAGCGTCGGTTTTTCGACAAGGCGTCGGCCGTCTCCACGGGATCGACCCTTCTCAATCTGGCGCTGACCGGGTATCCCGATCGCGGTGTGTACAAGGGACGCTACTACTGGTTTGTCGGTGACAGCACGAGCGGCAAGACGTTTTGGACGCTCACGCTTCTCGCTGAGGCTTCCATCAACCCCAACTTCAACGACTACGACCTCATCTTCGATAACGCTGAAGACGGGGCGTTGATGGACATCACTACCTACTTCGGACCGAAGTTGGCGAAACGTCTGAAGTCACCGAAGATCAAAGACGGGGTCCCGACAAACAGCGAGGATATCGAGGACTTCTACTTCACCATTGCCGAGCGTCTCGATGCGATCGAGGCGGGCAAGGCCAAGCCGTTCATCTGGGTCGTGGACTCGATGGATGCCCTCAGCAGCAAGTACGAGAAGAAGAAGTTCGACGAGGGCCGTAAGGCTCATCGGAGAGGCACCCAGGCCGCGGGTGATTACGGGGATGGAAAAGCCAAGATCAACTCGCGATGGATGCGCACGCTCGTGTCCAGAATCAGCAAGCTGGGGTGCATCCTCGTGGTGATCAGCCAGACACGTGACAACATCAAGCAAGGGCCAATGGATTTTGGCGATGATGTCGTCGTGAGTGGTGGTCGTGCGCTGAAGTTCTACGCGTGCTGCCAGATTTGGACATCCGTCGGAACCAATCTGAAAAAAGAGGTCAACGGTACGAAGCGATCCATTGGCGCAGTGGTCAAGGCGGCTACGAAAAAGAATCGACTCACTGGCAAGGCCTGGAGCGTAGACGTGCCGCTGTACTGGTCGCACGGTCTCGATGACATCGGATCGTGCGTGGACTTCTTGGTGGCTGAGAAGCGGTGGCCAGCAAACGACGGCACAATCAACGCGAAGGATTTTGACCTACCGCGAGTCCGCCGCGAGGTGCTCATCCGAACGATTGAGCGGGATGGCCTGGAGTTCGACTTGCGTCAGCTGGTGGCCGAGGTGTGGAAAGAGATCGAGATCGCGTGTTCTATCAAGCGTAAGAACCCGTACCAGGAAAGCGAATGAGCGTCACGTTGTTTCTGGATGGGAACTTTCTGGGCCACCGGGCTCGCCATACCACCGGTGGGTTGGAGTTCGAAGGGATGCCTACGGGCGTTTGCTTTGCCTTCATTCGCGATCTGCACACGATGACGGAGCTGCACATCGCTGATCGGGTCGTGTTCGCATTCGACACGAGTTTCAGTCACCGCAAGCAGTTGAACGCTCACTACAAGAGTTCGCGCGTGCGCACCCCCGAGGAAGAGGAAGAGCTTCGCAAATTCCACGAGGAGATGAAGCGGCTTCGGACGGAAGTCCTTCCGTCGCTGGGCTATCAAAACATCTGGCGGCAACGCGGGTACGAGGCCGACGATCTCATCGCGGCTGCCTGCGAGTCACTCCGAGACGATGAGGACGCGGTGATCGTCACAGCCGACAATGATCTGTGGCAGTGCCTCCGGCCGAACGTGCGGTGGTGGAACCCTATCACGAAGCGTACGGTGACCTACGACAGCTTCCGCGAAACGTGGGGAATCCGTCCTGAGAAATGGGTCCGCGTGAAGGCCATCGCTGGTTGCAAGGGCGATGACGTGGTCGGTGTGGTAGGAGTCGGGGAGAAAACCGCGGTCAAATGGCTCAAGGGGGAGCTGAAGCCGGGCTCTGCAAAGTATCAAGCGATCGCCGCATCGTCTGCGTTGATCAAAAGCAACATGCCTTTGGTCAAGCTGCCGTTTGCCGGACTAGAGTTGCCGGATATCCTCGACGACCAGGTCACGGAAGGAAAGCGACTTCGCGTCATGGAGGAGCTTGGCATTCGACCAGTTCGCAAGACGCTCTCACAGAAGCGCAAGGGTTTCATCTGAGTCAGGGAGGACGCGATGAAGATTCTGGCACTCGATCCCGCGACCCGTTGCGGCTATTTCCATAGCGACGGGATCGGCGGCACCTGGGACTTGAGCGTGAAGCGCGACGAGTCCTCGGGAATGCGACTGATCCGCTTGCGAGGCAAGCTGAATGAGATCCGGGATACGCTCGGAGTCGATTTGGTCGTGTTCGAGTCCGCCCGCAATGCGAAATTTGCAGGCACCGTCCGCGTGCTCGGGGAGATCCTCGGGCTCGTGGCAGTGTGGTGCGCGGATAACGCTATCGAGCACCGCGGGTACTCGCCGATGGAAATCAAAAAGTTCGCGACGGGCAAGGGCAACGCTTCGAAGGAACAGATGGTCGACGCGTACGAGCGGATTGTGAAGCGGCCGGTAGAAGACTCGGAGAACGACATGGTCGATGCGTGGTGGCTTTTGCAGTTGGCAAAGAAAGAGTACGCGGCATGATCGAGCTGATACGCCTGGCGAATTTTCAGAGGCACTCGCGATTTGAGATGCCCCTGGACCCGAAGATCACGACCATCGCCGGGCCGTCCGATGTGGGCAAGTCGTCGATCCTGCGAGCCTTGCGATGGGTCGCGCTGAACAATCCCCAGGGAGACTCGTTCGTCCGTGAAGGGACGAAGGGCACCACGGTCCAGGTTCGCGTCGATGGGCACACCATCACTCGCAAGCGAGGTGGGTCGCTCAACACGTACGAGGTCGATGGGGTCGAGCTGAAGGCCTTCGGTACCGGGGTGCCTGATCGGGTGGCCGAAGTGCTTCGTGTGACGGAGACGAACTTCCAGGACCAGCACGACGCTGCCTACTGGCTGTCGCTGTCGTCGGGCGAGGTCTCCCGCCAGTTGAACGCTGTTGTGGACCTCGGGGTGATTGACACGGCGTTCAGCAACATCGGCACCAAGATCCGATCAATCCAGCAGCGGACGGCTTTGCTCCTGGAGCGTGTCAAGAAGGCCAAGGAGGCCCGGGATAGGCTAGCCTGGGTCCCAGAGGCCTCAGAGGCCTACAGGGCCGTAGAGGCCGCCCAGGAGGCTGCCAGGGCCTCCCAGAAGCGTCGTGGCAGGCTGGAGGCTCACATAAGGGCCGTCCGGGGCCTTTTGAAGGGCATGGATCGCAAGAGAGCCCGCTACGAGGGGTTGTTGGCGGTGGGGCGCGCGTATCGGGCGGCTATGGACGCTCTGGGCAAATCGGAGCTGTTGGCGAAGAAAATCGAGGCGGCCCGAAAAGCCAGAGCAGCGGCCCGACGGAAGGTCCCCGATACCGGACGGCTGGATGAGGCGATCGTGAAAGTCGTTCAAGCGCGGAAGAGGATTGGGGCCTTGAATTCGCTCCTCGCCACGGCGCATGACCGGGTCACAAAACTGGAAGAGCGGCGACGGTCGTATAACGAGATCGTCAAGAAAATCGAGGCGGTCGGGGTGGTGGTGTGCGAGACGTGTGGCCAACCTGTTGAGGGGCTGTGACGATGCTGGATCATCAAGCGAGGGTCGAGAAGTTCATGCGTATGGCGGGGCAACAGGTCCCGCTGTCACCAACCATGCCGGACGGACCTACCCGCCTGCTACGTGCCAAGTTGATTCTGGAAGAGGCGATCGAGACGGTGCACGCTCTTGGCTTCGACTTCTACCTCATGGACCCTCTTGCGCCAGAGAACGCTGCAATGGCAGCAGATTCTGAAGCAGTTTTCATAGAGCGCGGTGAGCCCGACCTTGTGCAGATAGCTGACGGGTGTGCCGACATCTCGGTTGTGAGCATGGGGACGCTATCGGCTTGCGGCATCAACGCAGAGCCGTTGCTCAGGTTGATTGATGAATCGAACCTGGCCAAGTTCACCGGCGACGCTCACCGTCGCGAAGATGGAAAATGGCAAAAGCCCACTGGGTGGAAGGCGCCGGACATCGCGAAGATCTTGCAAGAGCAGCCACCGAGGGCTGTGTGATGTCACAGGTGCTCGCCGTGCTGTGGGGATGGGTGTTAGTGTTTTTGCCTTTTGTGGTATTGTCTTCGTTGGAGAGATCCGACCAGACCGCTCCCAACCAAACTGCCCCGACTGGCGACAAGATTCTTGGTCGGATCTCTCTGTCGTCAGTTCGGGGCTTTGGGAGATCTCCCATGGGTTGCGTGTATTTGGCAACTAACAGGGTAAACGGCAAAAAGTATGTAGGCCAGTCTCGGAGTTGCTTACATGATCGCATTAGGCATCACCGCCATTCCGCAAAATATGGATCACTGCTAGCGTTTCACTGTGCTCTGAGAAAATACGGGTTTGATGGATTCATCTGGGAAGTTCTTTTTGAAAGCGATCGTCGCGAGTTGTTGGATTTTGTTGAAATCAGCCAGATACAGGAGTTGGGTACGCTGTCACCAGCGGGATACAACTTGAGACCCGGTGGGAATGCCTTCTCTGCTGATTGTTGGGAAGTGGCGGAGTTTCGCGAAAGACACAGCAAAGCGTGTAAGGATGCGCAGAATCGCGAAGACACTGTGCGAAAGAAGAGCGTAGCCCAGAAGAAAGCAATGGCAAAGCCAGAGGTGCGTGCTCGATTGATTGCAGCAGTAAATACAGAATCTGCCAGGAAGAAAAAGATTGCTTCCCTGAAGCTATACAGCTTGCTTCCCGGGATCAAAGAAAAGCGGAGCCGGGCATCGAAACAAGCGCACGCGAAGCCGGAAATGCAAGCTAAGCGACGGCGACCGAGAGGCCCCTATCGAAATAGGGGCAAGTCGTACGAAGAGATGTACGGGGCCGAGAGGGCCAAACAAGAGAGACTCAAACGCACCCGGGCAGGTGGGAGAGGCCCCAAGAATCGTGAATAAACCAATAGCGCTGCTTGTTTCTGATCTCCACTTCAGTGAATCACCCCCGGTGTTCCGGTCTGACGAACCAAGCTGGTATGACGCTATGCGCAGACCGTGGAATCAGATCAAATCAAAGGCGGTCAACTTCAATGTGCCGATTGTTGTCGCGGGTGACGTGTTTGATAGGTGGTGGTGTTATCCATCGTTGCTGAATATGGTGATTGACTGCTTTCGGGGGGCGAACGTGTACGCCGTGTGTGGTCAACACGATTTACCAGCTCACAATTATGAGGACATAAAGAAATCGGCATACTGGAACTTGGTAGAAGCTGGGGTGTTGACAAACCTCGATCCAGGGCAGCCGCTGGCTTTAGCGATTGGAGGATCGGACAAGCACCTATTGCTCCATGGTTTCCCATGGAACCACCCGATCACTCCCGTGTCTGACAAGTTTTTGCGACCAGAGTATATCAATCTCGCGGTCGTGCACCAGTACGTGTGGATCGATCAGAACACGAGCTACCCCGGCGCTCCAGACGAGGGTAAGGTGGCCGGGCTCAAGAAACGCTTGAAGGGGTTCGACGCCGCGGTGTTCGGCGACAACCACATTGGCTTTTCGGCAACGGTTGGTGACACGAGTGTGATCAACTGCGGCACGTTCCTGATCCGCAAGAGCGATGAGATTGGGTACCGCCCACGCTACGGGCTGCTCATGAGTGACGGGTCGATCGTGGTGAAGTATCTTCGCGTATCAGAAGACCTGTACGCCGATCAAGAGATCATCACTGAGAACGAGGTCAACCCACGAGTCAGGAAGGCACTGGCCGAGGAGATGAACGCTCTCGGCTCAGAGTCGCTCAATTTCCGAGACGCTCTCGATTGGTTTATGGACAAGGCTAAAACTGATAGGAGTGTTCGATCGATCGTCTACGCATGTCTTGGTTGACGGTGAAACGGAGTTCACCACATGGAGCAGGCCTACAGTCCAAAAGACGATGCGGAGCTGTGGGAACGCGCCGATGCCATGCGATGGCTGTCGCTCATGGAGTGGCCAGAGATGGTTGTCGCGGCCATCATGAGGGAAGAGAATCCGACCGTTGAAACCCTTCGTCGTCTTGTATATCGAAGGGGCCCCGATGAAGCGTTGCGAGTCATTGTGCGGTTTACGTTTGACCTGGAGGTAGCCGATGCCTGTCAACTTGACGAAATACAACGATCTGAAAGAGCAGGCCAAGACGGCGAAGGAAGCCGTGGCTCGCGCTGAAGGAGCGCTTGAGCAGCACATGCGAGCGATCAAAGATGAATTTGATTGCGACACCATCGAAAAGGCGGAGACCCTTCTCGATTCGCTGACGGAAGAGTACGAAGAGTTAGACGAGAAGGCGGAGACGCTCTTGGCGGACTTCGAAGCGCAGTGGAAGGAGAACCTGGCTGACGATGAATGATTCCTTGAGTCCGCCCGTGCTCGACCAACTAACTCAGGTGTCGCAGCACAACTATCAGGCGATCGTGGCAGAGATTCTCAGTCGGTATACGCTCCCACTGGACGGGCCGCATGGCATTCTTCATTGGGCTCGCGTATGGCGTAACGGCGAGGTGTTGGCTGCTGAAACGGGTGCTGATCTAGAAGTGGTGCGGCTCTTCGCATTGTTGCACGACGCTTGCCGACTCAATGAGAACAATGATCCAGGGCACGGTCGTCGAGGTGCGCGGCTTGCCGAGTCGTGGCGAGGGGCTCTGATTCATCTCAGCGATGCACGCTTTGCAATTTTGGCCAAAGCGTGCAACGAGCACACCGATGGGCTCGTGTCGAAACACCCGACCATTGCAGCGTGCTGGGATGCCGATCGATTGGATCTCGGTCGGGTCGGTGTCCCGATGGAGCAGGTGACGCTGTGCACCGAGGCCGCCAAAAGAATTCACCCTACCGCATGGACCTCTGCCGCGTTGTGGCATGAGCCAGGTGGCGTTTTGCAACGGTGGGGTGTGTCATCACCATGCGGTTGAAATGTGTGGACGGGGAGTGGTGGATCATTGACGGCGTCTACGGTCTACAACCACACGGACCCTACAAAGTGAAGTCGGCTGCTGAGGAAGATCGCCGTGGGCTGGAGCGCACGATCAAAACGAACCCCGACATTTTCAAGTGTCGTGAGTGCTGCGGTACCCAAAAAGAGGAGCACAGGCCGGGCCGCTATCGACGGTGCCGGGTGTGTGAGAAGGCATGAGCTACCGTAAGCAGCTAGACGCTCTGGAGGCGGACTACCGAGCCGCAGTCAAGTCCTTGAAGGTTGAGCAGGCTGACTTGATGGCGAGTGATGATGAGCTGACCGCGTCCGAAGAAGCGCGGGATGTGATTCAGTCAGTGGCCCAGGCCATGCAGCAAGAGATCCACGGCCGGGTGTCCTCGCTCGTGAGTCGTTGCCTGGAGGCTGTCTTTGACGATCCCTACGAATTCAAGATCGTGTTCGATCGCAAGCGAGGTCGGACTGAAGCAACGCTCGTTTTTGTTCGGCGTGGTTTGACGCTCACTGATCCATTGCGAGAGGTCGGTGGTGGGGTGATCGATGTAGCCTCACTGGCTCTTCGTCTTGCCAGCATCCTGCTGACGCGGCCACCGTCTCGTCGGCTGCTGGTTCTTGACGAGCCCTTTCAGCGTATCCGGGGTGTCGAGAACAGGAAGCGTATCCGCGACTTGCTCGTGTCGCTGGCTGATGATTTCGGTTTTCAGATCGTGCTGAACATCGATATCGACGCTTACCCAGAGTTCGCGTTGGGCAAGTTGGTGGAGCTGTCGTGACCGTAGTCGGCTCTGGCAAGTATATTGCTGCCGGAGGTTGAGGCTATGCTGATGCTGGCGGTACTGCTGTTCATGGTGATATGGGTAGGCACGCCCAGGGGCCCGGTAGGCCTTCACCACGTTCCGGCAAACGAGCCAGCGGCGATGACCCCTCTGGGCATCGTTGGGCGATACCCGACAGGATTTCCTAGTACCGAGCGCCCGTGCCTGGGCGCCTACTAATTTGGGATGTCTTAGTAGTTCATTAGCAAAGGGGAGGTTGGGGATGGCGGCCAATGATCAACAGGTTGGCGGTGATCACTACAAGAAAACGGCCATCGAGCCGTGGGACTACATCGTCGCCAACGGAATGGGTTTTCTGGACGGTAGCGTCATCAAGTACGTCACCCGGTTCCGCGACAAAGACGGAATCAAGGATCTGGAGAAGGCTCGTCACTTCATCGACAAGCTGATCGAGGTGGAGAAGGCTCGACTCGAAAAAGAGGCCTGCTAAGAAATTGATCGTTTCGCATACATTGAGACAGCCTAGGAGAACAGAGTGATGAGTCAGCAAGAGAGCACGGAGAACGCTCAGCGGCCGGTGATCATTCGTACGGGCGTACTCGATTGCCAGGCGTGTGTACCCATCGGCATGACCGATGACGAGATCGTAGCGTTCGCAAACCGCGTCAATCCCTGTGGCACCAAGGAAGGTTGGCACATTCGGCGCGAGGGTAGCCCATTGTTGAACGGCGATCCCGAGCGACAGCCGTGCAGCGATCGGGCTCAGTGCTTTCATGTGATGTTGGACGCCTGATGGATATGCGTGTCATCAGCGGTGGACAAGGAGGTCCTATGGGACAGGAACGCGGGACGCTTCGTTGGATGATCAAGCGGGATCTTGACGAGGTCTGCGCCATCGAGCGTCTGTGCTATCGGCACCCCTGGACCAAGAAGGACTTTCTTCAGCGGCTGAAGGCTCGAAATTGCGTCGGCATGGTGTGGGAAGACGATATCGAGGAAGTACACGGCTTCGTCATCTATGAGCTGGGCGCCGGTGTCTTGGAGATCACCAACATCGCCGTCCGCTACGCGATGCAGGGCACGGGCATTAGTCGGGCCCTCGTCAGCCGCCTGACCGATAAGCTGACCCCCGATCGTCTGAAAGGCATAGAGGTGAAAGTCCGCGAGCGCAATCTAGACGCTCAGCTCTTCTTCCGGGCCTTGGGGTTCAGAGCCATTCGTGTCCTCCGCGGCTACTTCGAAGAGGATGGCAAAGAGGACGCATACCTGTTTCATTACGCTGTGCCGGTGCCTCAGAAGACGCTCCGAACCGGCGAGGGGTTGTGATGAACCCCTGCTGCTCTACTTGCCGGTTCTGGGTCAACAGGCATTCGGGCATGCCAGAGAAGGGCGAGTGCCGAACTAGCCCGCCTGTCGTCGTGCCTATGGGTGGTTTGGATGCTGGCAACATCGGCACGAAAGATGTCTACCTGGCAACGTGGTGGCCGGTGACCTTGGGCAGTGACTGGTGTGGTGCCTATCAGATGAAGCGTGAGGGGGACCAGTGACCACACCCTGTCCGGTCTGCGGTGGAACGCTCATCGAGATCAGAGCCAAGATCGTGTGTGAAGTGTGCCACGCGATCGTCGAATCGTGTTGTGAGGGTGGGTGCCAATCAACGGGAGACAATCCATGCGACGATTGATCGAGTACATCAAAAAGGCTTTCGCCCCTGCTGAGGGGTACCTACAGCTGATCAAGCAGCGAGATGACCTGCTCTCGGAGCGCGCACAGCTGACAGAAGAGAACGCTACTCTCAAGGCCCGTGTCGCGAGCAACTTCGATCGTGATGGGGCTACGATCAAGAGATTGCGGTCTCGGCTGGGAAAGGCTGTCCGCCGCGCAGACAGCTTGGGTGCCTTGCTGAATCAAATCCAGACGCTCATCAACGAGTATGGTGCGTCCATCAATGCACAGGAGCCGGAGAACGAGGTGCCCGAAGAACCCTGGTCGTGCCCTGATCATCCTGGGGGCCCCATCCAGCTGGTTTTGACCGGTTTTGACGACGGAATCACCCTGTCTAGTTGGCGATGTCTCACGTGCGATCGACGGTCCACATATGAGGAGGCCCCGTGCACAAGCCACGCTACACCAAAGCCATGAGGGCCAAGGCAAAGGAGCTGAACAAGTCGCTGATTACGCTCGCCGTTCCCGGTTTCTGCTACCAGGGCTTTGCGGATCAGAAGCAGGTCGAGAAGGTCAAGAATCTCATCCGAGACCTGTTGACGGACTTCAAGCAGAGTCGCTGAACTCGCAGAGGACGCTCCTATGCAGTTACCCTACCGCAAGGCGCCTGTACTGCTTCCCGATGAGCGGGCCCGTCTCTACCGGTTGATGAAAAACGGGGACATGGGAGCGAAGAACACGCTCGCACTCTCGATCATCCCCTGGGCGATCAGATACGCTTCGCGGTTCGTCAATGCGGGTCTCGATCATTCTGATCTGATGGAGATCGCCAACTACGCTGTGGCCGAGTCTCTGAACCGCTGGGACCCGAAGCGAGGGGCTCTTACGTCGGTCGCGGCATGGGCGGTGAAGTCGGGGGTGTCGTTGGCGAAGAGACGCTCGGGGGTGGCGACCGTTCCTCAGAAACGTCTCTGTGGTGGTCTGAAGGATGGTGATCCGATCCTGCGTCTGTTTCATCCCAGGAGCCTGTCGACAGGGTGTGCTGACCTGGTACAGACGCTCATGGCCAAGCCAGATCACACGGCCGACGAAGAGCAGGAAGAGCAGGAGTGGATTGCCACCGCCAGGGCTCAGGTACGATCGGCTCTTGAGCGGTTGAGCAAGCCCCGATACGCTCACGTTCTTCGCCGCCGATGGCAGGGTGAAACGCTCAATGTGATCGCCAATGATATGGGGGTGTCGAAGGAATGCATCCGTCAGACGCAAGAGAAGGCGATGATCGAGTTGAGGCAGCTTCTGAAACACGTTGATATCCGTTCTACACGCTGAAAACGGCATTTCTCTCTGAACTGCCCAAGTGTTGCATAATGAACTGAACCAATGGGTTCAGATACGTCACCGAATCAGAGGAGGATCAGATGAGCAAGAAAAGACACGATAAATCGAGCCGAATTGAGTACGAACGCTATCTGAACAGGCTTGAGAATAAGCTCCTCAAGGGGGTCACCAATCAGGCTGAACTCGCTGCGGCTTTCGGTAAGCCCACTAGGGTCATCGCCCGGGATATTGCGGTTGTGAGGAAGAGGTGGGTCGAGCACGCTCCGACGAATACGGAAGAGGCCCGGGTCACCAGGATCAGACAACTTGAAAGCCTCGCGGTCAAGTCGCTCGATTCGTTTGAACGGTCTAGGCAGAACTCTGAAGAAACGATCTACGCTCAGAGGCCCTGTATCGGATGCCGCGGTACGGGTTCAGTCCCCGGGGAGACCGATGACGCTCCCGATGAGACCTGCCCGGAATGCAAAGGACAGCAGTTCATCACGGTCGAGACACGCAAGGTCAAGGGTCAGGCTGGTGATCCGGCGTTCCTCAGAATGGCCAAGGAGGCTATCACTGAGGCCGCGAAGATCGAAGGGGTCAACGGGAATGCGACGCTCACGATGAAGCAGATGAGGCAGGCCGCTGAAGCGCTCCCAGACGGTACGCTGAAGACGGAGGCCCTTGAGCTTACGCTTGAGGCCCCGATCGATATGCTCATCAGGGCTAAGGCGATCATCGAAGAGATCAGAGAGGGTCAGAAGGCAGGCGTCGTCAGAGTGACTGAGGCTCCCAATACGCCGAGCAGTATGGATGAGACCCGTAGGTTGGCCAATGAACAGTACGTAGACGCTGAAGACGTATCTGAGGCTGATGATGAAGAAACGGAGGAGAATGACCCGGGCGATGAAGACGATACCGATGAGCAGGAATGAATTCCCCCATGCACTGTGAATGGCTATCTCGCTGATACGCTCATGGGGGTTCTGAACTGGGTGGGCTGGATTCTGAATAAAAGCGCTGATCCTACCTTCCTCAGAAAACCCCCTCCCAGCCGCCCCACCGATTCGCCAGCCCAAGTGAAAGAATCCCACCACCGGTAAAATGGCCTCAGACGCGGGAAACCGGTTTCAGCGATCCCAGCGAAAATGACCGATCGCCGCGGGTGACGCTTTTCGTCGTCTGATCGCCAAAGAGCCGGTTTTCAGAAAAGGGGGATGATCGCTATGTGCTTCGCACACACGAAATTGGTCGATGAGGCTCGGGAAGCGCTTGACCGCGTCTACAACGATCGGTCTGTTCATCGTCCAGACACGCTCGAAAGCCTGAAAGCGCTCGCAGCGGAAATTGCCACCATGATCGACTTCATCACCGAAGAGCTAGAAGGCGAAGGGGAAGGCGTTTTCTGAAAAACACGCTTTCCCGGGAAAGGCTTCTCCAGGGGCCTTCCCTACAGACGCTCCCCAGAGAGAAAACGTCGCAAAACAACCTCTGAACACGTTCTGAACGGACTGCCTAAGTGAACAACTCTGAACTACCCTATACCGAAGATCAGAAAAGGGGCGTAGGGCTCATTTTCTTGACCTCCCTGATCCTGCTGGGCGCCTGTATTATGACGGCCTCCCCATGGATCATCACCGGGGGCTTCTGCATGGCCCTCCCCCTGTGGCTCGGCATCTATGGGATGATGAAAAACCCCAGGTGGCAGGAAACCCTACCCCTAGGTACCCTCAGCAAGGGATCATCAGAAGGACCCACAGAATGCCGCCTATACCAGTGCCCCTACTGCATACTCCACTGGTATGCCATCTCCACAGCAGAACAACCCCTAGTGGATGAATGCATGGTGTGCGGGGCTGAGTACCTACCCTATGAGGTGCGGCCCATGGTGATGAGTGAAGATCAGAGGGGTGGATAGTTCAGAGGGCCGCAAAGAAGATCAGAGGGGTAGGGGTTCGTGAGGGGGAGAGGGCCGCAAAGAAAATCAGAGGGGGCCGCCAGAGCTGCTCACATATGGGATTCTAAAGACGACAGGTATTACTGGGGCTGGTGGCGGTTTGGGCTCAAGCCGATATGGGCCGAAAAATCACGAGAAAAGTTTTTTTGGGGGTGGATGACTATCAACCACGCGAAAATCACCACCCCAGAGATCAGAGGCCCCTTGCCCAAATGATCTTCTATTGGGTGAGAAGTGATGACCTCGGGGAATATGGGGCTCGGGTGCCCAAATGATTTCGGATCGGGCCCAAATGCTGGGGTACACACGCGGGGAAAAGATCGGCTGCCCAAATATCTGAACCGCGGGCGGCGAGAGTTCAGAGCTGATCCGTATATTGAGGGGACGACGGACGCAAGGAGATCAGCAACACCATGACACACAGCACCGACTTCGATTTTGAAGTGACGCCCCGGAGGACGGGTGCTGGGAGTCGGTTGCCTAAATCATCGAGGCTCCGGAAGGTGGGTACGGTGAGGAGGTTCGGATCGGCGGTGGGGGCGACGGTGCTCTACATGATCGCAGCGGGGCTCGTGTCGTGTGTCTTTCCGCTGGCTCTCATTGGGTTGTTTGGTACTCCCCTGTACTTCATTTACAAGTGGTTGTTTGCGATGCAGGCGGAGGCGAACTGTCCGGCGTGCGGGACAAAGACAGCGGTGAATTCGCTACGGGCGGGGATCACGTGTCCCTGTTGCAAGCATCGGCTGATCGTCCGAAGCGGGTATCTGAGGTCAGTGTGACGAAAGGTGGGAGGGGACGATGCATCCAGATCAGCAATACGAGCCGTTCACACCGGATACTCAGCCGAGGCGGTTTGAGATGGAGGTACACGTCCGAACCGATCAGACGGGGTTGGGCGATCGCGTGACGATGGTGTTGGGGGTGAGGGCTACCAGTCCACAAGAGGCAGTGGACAAAGCCTTGGCGATGATGGACAAGATCCACGGACACAGGGTCATGGATTACGAAGTGTTTGACCCTGAGTGAGAGTGGTGAAATGAGCAGAGCGAAACGACAAACTGGGCGAACGACTCGAATGCTGCGGCACGCCGTTCGCGAGTATCGGAGTGGGAAGGATGTCATGATCTTGACGGATCATGTGCCGTATCTGAAGGGGCTACTGTTGCACCTGGATGGGGTCGAGAGGCTGCCATCAGTCGCCAATCCGGGAAGGCTGCGAATCGAGTCGTTTGAATCCCACGTCGGACAGCTCGATCTGAAGTCGATGCACATGTTTGGTTGCGGTCCGGAATGTGTGCTGTTGATCGATCACGCCTGCTTGGAGTCTCGGTACGGGAAGATCATCGAAATGGCGACGATGTTCGACGAAGATGTTTCGCCGTGGCCGAGTCAGTGTCACATTGCGAAGAGGGAAACATGCTGACGATTAGCGATGCAAAAGCGTGGGCCGAGGCTCACAGGGACGAGCTGGATACGGCATGGCTCGCACATACCGATCCAATGGTTCGCTTGATGAACCAGGCGATGCCGGAGAAGTCAAAGACACTCTGGGATTCGGGTT